TGCGTCGAGAACACCGACAGACGTTCGGTCGACCAAGAGTCGATCATTTGGTTCATCGCCGTGAAAGCGTCGTCCGATGTCTCAGGCGAAGGCGTCTCACCTTCAGCCAACTGACCAATGAGGCGCAGCGCCCCGTTGATCAGGTCGCCTGCCGAAACACCGGCGCCGGATAGCGTGAGGATGGTCATTCCGTAGGCTCCTCGGGCGCCGGCACCTCAGTCCACCGCTGGTGCCAGACGCCATTGATCAGTTCAGGCTCAGTATCGCGCAGCATCATGCCGGGCGACGGACGAGGGCGCGGCGTGGGCAGCACAAAGCGAATGCCAGCGGCTTTCAACGCCTCGACGTTGGTGTTGGGCGGGAAGGTGCCGTCAGGCTTGAGCAGAAACTGTTTCATAAGTAGGTCACCACGCGCACGAACCCGTCGCCACCGTCGCCACCTGCCCCGGAGTCAAACGCTCCAGACGCAGCAGCGCCGCCACCACCACCGCCAGAAGGAAATCCACCTTTACCGCCAGATCCTGCCTGAGTGCTAGTACAGCCGCCTGAGCCGCCTCCTGAGCCGCCAACGAAGTAGTCCAGCAGACCGTCAGCTCCTGCGCCTCCGTTGCCTCCAGCGGTTCCGGCAGCGCCGCCGCCGCCGCCAGCATCAGTTGCATTGCCAGAGAACACCGCGCCGCCAAGACCACCGTCGCCGCCTATCTGCGAGGTTGTTGATCCTGCTAAAAAACCAGCGCCTCCAGCACCGCCGCCGCCGACATACCCGCCCCGACTCCCGCCATTTCCTACAGATGTAGTTCCAGACCCACCAGCAGATGAAAACAGTGTCGTTGCAGTGCGAAATGCATCTATGCTTAGTCGTCTAGCGCCACCAGCAACGCCGACACCAGAAGTTGACCCACCAGTACCACCAGCGCCGCCAATTGCCACAAAAGTGCCAAATTGACTGGATGAACCAGTTCCACCTAGTGTGCCGTTCGTTTCGTCGGCCGTTTGTGCAGGACCACCTGTGCCGCCCGATCCAATAACGATTGTCTCTGTGGCGCTCAGTGCGTTTGCAGGAATGCGAATATCGATCCTTGCGCCAGCGCCGCCACCGCCACCACCATTAGCGTTGTTTGCTGTTGACGCGCTCCTGCGCCTCCCAGACCCTCCACCGCCACCACCACCGTACATCAACACCTCAACGTACCGAGCGCCGAGCGGCTTCGTCCAGGTCGATGTGCCGGCCGTTGTGAACTCTTGGATGTCGACGGCGCCTTGCGAGGGTGTCGGGTCGTTCAGCGTGATGCCGGTGATGGTCTTGCTGGTGTAGCCAGCAGCGGTGATGACGGCGCTGTAGATGCCGTTGGCTGCGTAAAAGATCCAGCCGCCGGAAGCGTTCGTCGTGATGGGGTTTGACTGAAGCGTCAGCCCATCATCAGAATAGATTGTTGCGAGCGCGCCTAGCGAGTCATAGACGTAGACCAGCGCGCCGCTGATCGGGTTGTTGCCGCTGTCTGTGACAATGTCATAGTAGCTCTGCATGAGCGGTGTCCTTCCGACGCCGCCGCGCAGGCGCGGCTAGCTCGTTGGTCGAAGGCGCCTCGGCCTCGTCCGGATCATACCGCACCCAGCCATTCTTTTCATCCTGTTCGGCCTCCAGCTCCATCGTAGCGACTTTTTCGCCGTGGTTGGGGTGCCGCAGGTAAATTATTGCCATGTGTATGCAGCGGGGGCCGAAGCCCCCGCTGTCCATCAGTTGCCGGCCATAACGACCCAATTCGTGCCATCTTCGCAAACCAGCGTTGCCCAAGCACCCGCTGACGCGGCCAAAATGGCCGTGGCAGCAGTGTTTGAGGTACGCGGCTTGACGTTAGACGACGCGGAAATGACCGTGTAAGTGCCCGACAAGTTTTTGAGGTAGACGGTCCGTCCGATGTAAGCAGCTCCGCTGGGCAACGTCACAGTGACGTTGGCAGCGGAGCCGTTACAGATGACGTAGTTTTCATCTTCGCCCAGCGTAAAGCTGGCGGTCTTGGTGACCGGAGCGTTGAGGTAAAACGACGTCAGCGCCGGATCGGAGTACGCCACGCCAACAGATTTAGTATTCGGCATGACGTAGCTCCTTTAGGCAATCTTGTAGACCGTGTACGCACCCTCTGCGGTCTTGCGGAACCGAAACGCTGCGCTTGAGGTGATGGCTACCACAACAAAGGCGTTGCCGCCATCTGTGATGCCAGTCGCCGTAGCTAACGTGACGGTGCCGCTTGACGTACCGATGTTGACCAAGTTCAGATCAAACGTACTGCCAACAGTAGCGTTGGGCAGTGCCGTATCAATCAGAGCAGCGGTCGGCAGCGTGTAGGTTGCAGCAGAAGTGGAAGGGTTGGCTACCAGCATACCGCCCAAAATCTGGGCGGCGGTCAGGGTCGCCGTGGAAGTTGCGGTTTGCGGTGTGTCCGCGTAGCCCATCGTGGTTTCTGCACGATTGCCAGCGCCGACCTGATAGCCGCCTGCACCATTAGAAAGAGCCATGATTTGTTCCTTTACAGAAAGGGTTTAACCCCACATACGGCAAGCGAGTTGCGGACGAATGACCGAGAAGCCGTAGAGGACGTCAATACGGCAGGGCATCCTGTCGTTGTTGATGTCGTACTGGCGCACGATCCGCATAGAGATCCCGTTGTGAACTTGGCGGCTCGCCATGTCCACGCCCTGCGGCATCACAAGGTCAGCGGTCGCAAACGCGATTGCGTCTTTGTGATAGAGCAGGTTCTGCGGGTACTGGGTGCTGGCGCTGCCCAAGAAGGTCACCGTCGCGCTCGATTGCGGGAACGAGTCCACGGTTGCCAGAGCCTGACCGGAGGTGTAGATCGCCGGGCTGACGCTGACCGTGTACGCGCCGCCGGCTGCCGTCGCGTCAGCGGTCGCCACAAACTGCTGAAGAGCACCAGTCGACTCACGGGTTTGCGGGTTGACCGCATAGACGTTCGCAACGGTGAACACATCGCCCTTCTTGATGGTCTGCGTGCCGGTGCCGGTGATTGCGATGGTCGTCGCGCCCTGCGTGCTGACGGTAGTGGTCACCGTGTGCGCGCCGGTGCGGGTGCCAGTCGTGTGTTGCTTGATCGACTGCGACATCGCCATCTCGTCGTAACCCAGAATGCCTTCGCCCATCAGGCCCGACTTGAACTGACGGCTGATGGTCGACACCGGGTTGAACAAGCCCTTCATGCCCTCGACCAGACCGGCGTTGGCAGCCGGGTTGACGGTGGCATAGCGCGGGCTCATCGGCGCGGCGGCCTCGTTCAGCTTCTGCTGACCTTGGAGCAGCACCAGGCTGGTCGACGGAACGGTGCCAGGCGTGCCGACCGAGGCAAAGATGCCTTGGTAAGAGTTCGCCACATCGGCGTCGATGCTGGAGGCCAGCTGACTAACCCGAGGCTTCAACACACGCTCGGCGAAGTCGTCGAGCTGCATCGTCAGTTCGGCAGTCGTGAAGTTGATGCCGATATGCTTCTGGCTGGAGACGGTGAGCGTGGTGAACTGCTCATTGTCGTCCTGCACTTGCAGCGCGGCGCCATCGGTTACCAGCGCGCGGTCCGGCAGACGGATACGAAGGGTCGTACCAATCTTGGCGCCTTCCTGCGCGAACGAGTTGTCGTCATTCTGTTCGGCATGGGCCGCTACACCCACACCCTGCTTTCGCAGCCTTGGCTTTCACCAAGGATCAGACTATATCTTCAAACGGACCGCCAGATGCGCCCACTTCGGATCATCGACACCAAGCTAGGTGTGACACCAAATTGAGCAGCAATCTCTCGGTGCAGACCAACTGAAGCGCGAATTTTCTTGACGTCTTCCGACGACAGTTTGCGGCGCCCGCTACGATCGCCAGCAGCCTGGCGATTTTTAGTGGTCATGTCTGCCATGTTGTCGTGGAACGAACCCGAAAACAGATGTTCTGGGTTGACGCATCGACGATTGTCGCATTTGTGCAGAACGTAGTCTGTTGGCTTGCTATACGCCAACTCATACGCTACGCGGTGCGAGTAGTGGGGCTTTCCGTTCATGCTGAACTGCCCATACCCGTTACGCATCACAAACCCGACCCACTCATGGCAGCCATTCTCGCGGACGGCCACTTTTTCAGAAAATCGTTCTTCAACTGATCGCTTCACGTTTGCCCCGCATTTCGGGCCGCTTGGCCCTACGCCGTTTCCGGCTAGTCGTTGAACCTTCATCATATCACAGTTAATGATAAGATGCTTGGCTGCTGATTGCCCAATCCAGCACTTTTTGGCCGTCACGATTCCCGTTTCCGAGTGCGTTGTGGCGTGCATGGCTCTAAGGGGTTTCCAGCAATTAACGGGGTTTAACGTCAGCTAGACTTTCGTTTACTGACGGTTTACGTTACGGGTGATCACAAGGTTGTTCTCGAGGATTTCGAGAGCCTTCCTCGTGATCATGTCAATCGTAAGAATGCTATTTGCCATGATGGCTCCTTAAACTTGCTGTTGGGCTTGCCACTTGCGGATCTGCCGTTGGCGCTCCGCTTCGATCCACGCAGTAGCATCCATCGCTTTGACCGAGCGAGGGTCCGTGGTGTCGTAAGCGGGCGTTCCAGCCGTTCGCGCTGTGACAGGCGTGATGGGCGCCGGGGCGCTCGATTGCTTCCTGACCGGCATTGGACTGCTGGCGAGTTTCGCCTCAATCTTGCCGATCTCCTTGGCCTGCAAGATCGGGCTCAAGC